GTAAGACTTAAAAAGGCTTTTGACCGCTTAGGATGCATCTTAGCTTTTACTTCAGGATCATATTCCCCACGGTATTGCCGGAGATCTTTAAGCCATCTCTGCTCTACATCGCGCCTATCCCGCTCAGCTTCAGTAAACCATTTGTCTATTTCTCTGGCGAGTGGTGTTATAAATTTAGAATATTCATACACCTCTTCTACCTGTCCACCTACTTCGCCGGACTTCGCTGCAGCATCAAATATTTTATTAAATTCTTGTATATTATCTTCACGCTCTGGCATATTAGCCTTCCTTTATTATCCGTTAGCCGGATACCATGGTGCTGGTTTAGTACCCCGCGTCAACGTCCGCTGGGTTATTTAATTTTGAATCACTATGCACTGGCCGCCTTTTCTTGGATGATTTACCTTCGGATGCTTCCAGCGCAGCATATTGCAATCCATCATGGATATGTGAATAAATATTTTTCTCCGGTTTTTCTTTAAACATCTCAGAATTCGACCCACGAACATTTACAATAGCTAATCGTTTTTTTTCAAACTTATACTCCGAAATAAATCCCTTTCTTAAATATTGACACTTCGGGCCAATCTTAAATCCGTTAAGCTTCCTTAAAAAATAAACAACAGCTTCTCTACGCTTAAGTGGATTATTTGTCTTAGCAATACGAAAAGCTAAACCACTATCTCTGATAACCTCGGCGGCTGCTTTAGCATCATTCTGTGATCTGTTCACACCAGCCGGATCAATAATTAGTTCAAAATTGTAACCCCTGTAATTATTAATAAGATGTGGTTTTAAATAATCATCACAAAATTTTCGGATTGAACAATCCTCTGTTACAATCTCATCAAATGTCTGAAAAATCCCCGTTGGTGTGAGCTGCGAAAAAGATGCCGCCGGTGTTAGTCCTAAATCCATTCCGATAATTAGCGGTATTCCCTTTTGCGGGCCAAGCAGTTTCTCATCAAAATGGATCGTATCAATGTATTCTGGATAAACCGGTTTGCCAGTTCTTAGCTCACCATAATTATTGAGAATCATAACATTTACCCAATCTGGTTCTGCGCCATAAACCTGATCCTCATAATAATCTGGACTTAAGTTTTCAATATTGTCGGCCTCGGGATTTATTGCATAGTAGTTCCCTCCGGCATCCACAATATCTCCTTCACCCTGTCTCACTAAAAGTAACGCTGGCGGCTGGTGATAAAACCCGTGTTTTGGGGGCTTTTCTTCTTCGGAAATCAAATACAACCAATGATCTGTCGGCACCGAGTTATAGTCACATATAATAAATGGATCTTGTGCTCCGCCAACTTCCATATCTGGATACCGGTTTGTACGCGATTTCAACATCTGATGAACACCTCGTGGGATCTCAGCTGCTTCATTCAAATGCGAACCGGTTAACTCCAGCGACTGCAACTTGTTTACTTCCTCCTCACGATCAAGTGCAATAAAAACCAACTCAATATGAACTTCTGTCTTACCATCCGGATGCGGCATCTTGATTTCACCACGAATTGGGGTATCATAAACAATATTGATCAAACCCTTAAACCAATGCTGCCAAGACTTAATCACTGTTGATTTTAGTGCTGGATAACTTGCCCGTATTACTCCATACCTTGATCGCCGGATACCGTCCCACATTGGGTTCTGTTTAAACGCATTAAGCAATATGTGCCAAATACACCCTGAAGACTTTCCTGAACCAACAGGGCCTCGACAAAACAAATATTTCCTTGGATCTTGATGGATCTGTGCAAATGTTTTGTTAGCTACATAATTAAGATCCAAACATTTCCCTCCTCATTGTTATGGAGCAGGAGACTGGAATCGAACCAGCGACCTGCTGATTACAAGTCAGCTGCTCTACCTGCTGAGCTACCCCTGCAAATTGTTTTGGTGGACGGTGCGGGAATCGAACCCGCGACCTACGGCTTGCAGGGCCGTTGCTCCCCCAACATGAGCTGCCCGCCCATAATAAGCAAACTATGCGGCTGTGAATCCTGCTCGCACCCAAACATATTGGCCAATAAAACTGTGTGTTGCACTATTTGAAAACTCTATTTCAAATACAAGTGAATGTTTCTCTTCCATATATGTTGTCGTTGATGGAAAATTAAAATAGACATTAACATCATAGTCTCCACTTACTGCTGTATTACCAGAATCAATCAATTCAGATGTTGTTTCCGTGTAATCATCTAAATCATCATCAATATCAACTTTACCTAAAAATGAACGAACAGTAACATCATTTAAAGTTACACCAGAAGGACATGCATCCTCGAAGTCAAATGAAAATGGCCCATAGTCTAAGCTCTTATACCTCACATCAATTTTAAATCTCGGAAAATCAGCTGCCATTTATTTACCCCCTGACGATTTTGTTTCATTTTCAAAGGTGGCGTTCTTTTCTATAACTGTGGGTAAATCCATATCCTTTATTAATGCCAATTTTTCCGCCTTCGGCACCTTCTTTGCTTGACGATCAGTCTTCTCTGTGATTATAAAATCAACAGTTTTACGAGCTTTATTTTCAATAGCATTTTTTATCCATTCAAATACTGATATCATATCTGTTTCAAGTGCTTTTACCTCTTCGTCTGCTAATGTAAAACTATCATTACCCACTACAATTTGTAACATTTTCACACACTCCTTTGTTAGGACAATCGATGCCCAGTAAAATTTACAAAAACACCAGATAATGTATTTTGGGCAGCTGCATCTGTCTGTTTTGCAAAAACTTCCACATAATCATTTGTTTCACAATAAACCACTATTGAGTTCGATGTAGCCAAAGATTTATCTGTTGCTGGTGAAAAAACATTCGACCAAGTTAGATAATTTCCATTCTTTTTTATTACTAAATTAAACTGTTCCCCATCATCCAAAACTGCACCTATGGATACACAAGCAGTAAATACAAAATACCCATTTGCGGGTGCTGTAAATCTGTAATTTGAGCTGTTGTCAAAGTCATTACCAATATCAAATACTTCTGCGTCAAATTCCAATTTCTCATATGTATCTGCCGCTAAACTCTGCGCTGTGTCTATGTAAACATAAAACTTCTCGTCAAATGCAATATCAGATTGGACTTCAGCGTAGCTTCGTCCTTCAAGCCCGTTAGCCGTAAACTTAGCATAATCATTGTCCGCAGTGTCAGCATCATCAATTTGAACAATGTCGTCATCCGCAATACCCGTATCTAATCCGTTTGTTGTGTATGTAACTAAGACCCAGCGTTTATCACCAGGATTATCATCCGGCGCAATAATGTCGGGACTTGATTCTGCACTCCCTAAATCATCATCGAGCGTATAATGATAAACTGTACTAGAAGTTATAACAATAGCTGCATCACCGTCCACGAGATTATCCCCATCATATGAATCCAATGCGCCATTTGTACCACCAGTTAAATTGGTTGCTGGATATACAACATTTGCCATTTAGTCACCTCTATGCATACTGCACTGTCAACACAATACCATCATTAGCATAATTACTTGCCGATGAAGAAATCGTCCGTCTTAAAAACAACCGCTGAGCAGAAGCTGCCGCTATATTATCTATGGATAATCGGCTTCCAGTTAAATGTTGAATAAATGTTACCTCTGGTGAATCTGGTGCCGTGCTTTCATCGGCCAACTCCTGCGTAGCTGTGTCATCTTTTCCAAATGCAATAATACTATCTGTACTTGGACTTACCGTTGAAATCCACGCTTCCACCGCATATGCAGTAGCATCTCCTGCATTATATATATCAATTGCACGATACTCCGTATCACCGGACGAGGCCTCTGATACAGATACATTATCAAACAAATTATTTAGAGCAGTACCACTAATTGTCTCACTGGACATTGTACCACCGAGTGACGCATCTGGATCACTGTTAGCAGCTCCGCCGGTTAACCGAATTTCTAAACTTGCGGCCATTTACAACTCCTGATTAAAATCTTGGTTTTTTGCACTTGCTGAAAAAATAACACTATCTGTTTCCTTGTCGAAATTTATACCATTTGATTTATATGAAAATCCAATCGCCTTTGCGACAATCAAAAATGTCAATGCAGATACCATATTGGTATAGTCTATTTTGTTAACAGCAAAACTCGTATCAACACTCTTTGCGAAATATCGTTCAATACATAATGTAGCTATGTCTGCTACAATATCCCAGGCCATAGACGGTAATATTACATTAAATATATGCCAATCAATATCTGATGTAACTTGGTCTAAAATATGCCAATCAATATCTTTTGCAATTTGTGCTAAAATGTGCCAATCAATATCTGATGCAATCTGACTTAATATATGCCAATCAATATCAGCAGTCATCCGTGTGTATAAATGCCAATAAGAATTCGCGAACAAAAAATCACAATCATCATACCAACTAATATCATCATTTGTTTTCCAAATAACATATGCTTGAGATTTAAAAGACACATCATCCGGTATCCCACCGATATATTCATGTGCGCCGATGTCTGGATATGTACTATTATAATGCCGGAAATAAACAGACGCTTCGTCATCCCATGTAATCGCAGGAGA